CCGCTTGGGCCTGATCTACGCGATCAGTGTAATCCTCCCCGCAAATTTACAAGTTTAGACTCCAAAAGTTTTGACAAAGCCCCCTTTTGGAGTGGACAACTGAGTTGCCGTTCTCACTGGTGTATCGTATTTCTCTCTTAACTCATTGAGTAGTAAGTGCAAATCATTGAGACTATTAGTCGTGTCACTCAACTCTTTCTCTATGTTTGCTATTCTCTTCGTTTCATGTTTCATGGTTGGGTTTGGTAGATTTGTTGCTACTATCCCGAAGAGGGTGGCATTAGCTGGTAAGGCTGCACCTGATGACCATGACCCCCAGATCCTATTGCTTGTGGACTGGTTTTGTGCATCGGATGGGTCACCATACAATGTGCAGTTGGTAGTGATAGTTGACCCTGTTTTGAAGTAGACATAGCTCATAGCATATATGTCACCTCTTGAAAAATTGAATACAGCTGCGTAAACAGTGCTGGTTGCAAACGTTGTTTCACCTGACGCAAAGTTCAGGGTGATCAATCCCAATGATCCATTGTCTACTAATTGTATAGCTCCATTTGCCACAGGTGAGGTCAGAACAACATTTCTAGTCAAGTTCGCCTGGAACATTGACGTGGCATCTGCTGAGATTATTCTTTCCCTCAACTCGCACTTATATCTCACATACATCAAACCCATAGTGGTTATGTTCATTCCGGTCATGTCTATAATCTTGAGTAAACCTTGCACAGTGAAGCGGTCTTCATTATTAACATCAGGCCAGATGTAATACTCTCGTTTGTCTGTCTTCTTTGGGCTGTAGGTGTGCGTGGCTTCAGTGAGCACCTGTGTTGGTTTGGCCCCAGGGACAGAGCTCAGTGCAACGGCCAGTGCAACACCAGGTGGAGGTAGTGTTGCTTCAGGATCGTCCACATGGGATATGAGTAATGCTCCATCGGTTGCAGTTGACTTTTGTGGTACGTATATGAACTCTAATTTCTCAAAGTTAAACTTGGTCCATAACTGACATTCAATAGCAAGTCTAGTGTTAGGGACTGCAATAGGATTGACAGGTAAACTGTACAGTTCTCCATATTGTCCCACGTTACCACCAATGGTGCCGATATAATCACATCCTTCAACAACCATGACATCGATATTACCACGTTTGACAAACTTATGGTTGAAGTGAACATGAGGTGTATTAAAAACTCGGCGAGATGGAATATCAACTGGCACACGAGTAGGCATTTTAAAGTTCTGCTTAGGTGGTGCTGCAGGCTTTCTGTAGGTGAATTTCTTAGCCTGTGCTGATGCTGATATTGTTCCATTCGGTCTATTGTATTTTCTATTAATAGCACCTCTATGTATGGATTTCGGTTTCTTCTTATTCTGTGGTTTTGTGAGTTTCTTAGCTAGCTGTTTTCCTTCCTGGACTACTGCGGTTGCTAATGCGGGTACTGCTGCTGCGACGACTTGTTCCATCAGTGAGAGTAACCCAGATGTCTCCAAAGTATCATCCCCAGTAGGTGCGTGGTTGTGAGCCCATATTCTCTGCCCGTCAGAGGGTTCGCACACTGTATCTGCTTCATTTAAATGAAGCTCTTGAACATACTCTGGACAACTCGAGGTTTATCTTCCATGCCAGAGTACTTAGCAAACATTTTCTGCAGTATTGATATCGTGTCTACATTCAACACCAGCTGCATTTTCTGAATTGACACGGCAGGAACTTCCTGTAGTGTTGACACCACGGTTAAAGATCCAGCACATGCCTGTGTTGCTAATTTGATGAACTTTTGGTCTTTTGTCACAAGCACCATCGACTTCTTGATGTTGTTCGTCATGTGCCTGAGCATTGCATTGTCAGCAGCATCAGGTGTTGACTCAACAATCTTTTCTGATACATCGCCGAAATGAGTAGACCAGTGATCAATGTAGGCCTCCCACTGTGTAACTGATGTGCACACTCCTGCGAAAAACGTTTCATGAGCTATGAACCTTGGCTCATGATTAGGTACAGGTGCCTTGACATTATCAGCATCTATATAAATGGAATCATAAGTGAAATCATGCGACATGGCCACCATCAATGCCCTATTTTCATCAGTGGCTTCCGGTTGTCTCATGCTTGCTCTAAACTCGCCCTCATTCTTCACCATGTATTCCAACATCTTTTGTGCTGCTCCCTGTTCTGCTGCTTTCATAGTGGTAGATGATACAGTGGATGATCTAGTGACACCATTACCATTGACCACACATTTTACGGTGTGTACTGGATTGTGTGATGACCCACTAGAGTCCGCACTGTAAATTGGTACTTGAACCCCCCACTTTTGACACAGTGTTTGCAGTTCACCTTTATAATTGTTCATATTTCCGTTCAGGGCATGCATCAGTTTGTTCCATAAACGGGTTGTGATGCTCCAAATGCTACCTGACGCTTCTCCCAATTTGATAAGATAATATGTGACACCCAGTACTACCATAGGTACCAGCCCCACCCACGTTGCCTTAGCTACTGACGCCCTGGCATGGGTTAATGCTGAATTGAAAAGCATGTGAACTGCTATCCTAGCCATTAACGCACCCTTGGTCCTGCCCATATAATGGCATACCATATGCACTGCAAGTGCTGGCCATGGATTCAATGCAGCTCCGTTCATCTTCGAATGTAGGTTCACACCTAATTCATAGGCTGGTATGAGGAGCCCGAGTATTGGACTCTGCTGTTTCAGTAACTCTTCTACGATAGGCATTATTATATCTTCTTGGAAGGCATTACGGGTTAGTAGAAATGGTTGAGATGCAACACCATGAGGATTGATGGCCAGGCAGACGCCAGTGATCAAGTAATAAGGGTCACCAATCAGGTTGCGAATGCTGGCCTTTGTCACTTCACTCACTCTCGGCAAGTCCTCTTCTGGGCAATCAACTTCAAGAATTCTATTAATGAACTCATGGTTTACCGTGCACGGTAGAGACACAACCTCGGTTGTCAAGAATGTCTCAACCTCATCACACATCGTTTTAGTCAATCCATAGAGATGCTCGTACATCAAGTAAGTTTCGGTGCAAACTTCATGATAGTCTAGGGCATGGATTTTCTCTTCCTCCTTAACCTCAATCTCCTTAAAGCCAGCCATGAGTTTTAGTGTTATTGCGATCACCGTTCTAACTATGGGCTGAAAATAAGTATCCCTATGCAAGCCCTTAGCAACAGTCAAAAGCCACCGCTTACCCATGTGCTCATTGTACTCGATCATTGAGTGGAAGGTTTTAGCCAGTATTCGACCAGGTTTAGGTCCAAATATCAGCCCGTCTTTAGTGGGCCAAAATCGACCTGAACAGTATTCCGCATCGTATTGACTAATGAATGTGTGGATCTTGGCATTGAACCCAATGGATATCCAATGCTCGTCCACTATCGGTGTATACACATCATTATACTTCGCCAAGTAGATCGACAATACATCATCCCCGGTGTTAAAAGTGATGATTTCTTCGGGAGGTATATTGGCCCTCTCCCTCTGAACTTCTTTAGCTGTCCCCACAACCGTGGTATCGCCGGATGAAGTATTGCCGTCACCTGATTTGACAGTTGCTGCGATCTTATACTTAATTCCATGTTGAGTAACGCCCTTCGTATTGGCCAATCTTGCCAAAGGTTTAATAGCGTTGGCGGGTGCATGGTGAGTTTTATAGGGATGCAATATCAACCTGACGGCCTCTGGGCCACAGTGAGCATCAAACCTACTCTGATCTTCCTCTTTAAACATGACAGCCCCCAACCTTGACAATCTAGCAAGGTGGAACTCGAAGCAGCTTCCCAACTGCTCAGCATTCATTCCTGATGTGTAAATAATAGTGGTTCTGGGCCTCCTCTCTTGAGGTGCCATTTCTACTCCGTAGGATACGTCTTGATTCCACATCCAAGCGATCTGCTTTGTCATCGAGTACGTGATTGGTCCCGTGACTACCTGGAACAACGGTTTGCGACCTGAGATTATTCTCGGGGCGAACAGTTCTACGCCGATGTGTTGTGAATTTGTGGATTCTGGGTACGATTTGAGCTGTTTTTCCCTTTTGACGAACGCCACCACCAGGTCAACCCATTGTTCACCATTAGCAAGTGACGATTTTGCTTGTTGCAGCTCAGCTCTTCTCTTTGGGGGGAATCTATTCACCCAGAAGTTGAAGTCAGGCCTCTTTAATCTACCATTCCTAACATATGCACTTTCTGTAACAGGTAAAATCCTGTTGAGTGTGGAGAACATCTCGTCCCAAGCCTCCACCTGACTCTCAGGTCTGGCTAAGCAACCTCTCGATACAACAGCCACTTGTTCATTATGGACACAACTCCTCGCTACCACTGGTATTCGCATATTGACACCAAAACCAAATTGGGTTGTGCCATGCTTAGGTACACAGTTTGAGAAGTTGATTGGTAATGTGACTGTTGCACTAGGGTCTATTGGTGGTAAAGGATGCCCTTCCATGCAAACATCAATCCTAGTTATTGGCCTGTGCATGATGCAAGCTTTTGAATTGGTTCTCACTGAGAAGGTTGACCATCGGATCAGGGTTCGTGTGCTAGTGTGCACTATTTGAGCTGCCTGCTTCCTCATCCATGGAAGGAGAGTACTAATCCCTGACAATAATTCATTAATGTTGGTCTGTCGGGCCCACTGTGCAGCATCAGATCTCACGCTGGTCAATTGGTAGCCAAAGCAAAAGAGGTACCACTGCAATCTGCCCACCAAGTTTCGAAGGGGGGCAAACATAGCTTTTGTCACATTGGTGGTCATTAAATCCTCAATTTTGGAACGATACTTTCGACGCTGCCAATAAGTGTATGCCAATGTCATTAAGGCCACTGCTAGTGGTATTAGGTGCAATGCGGCTTTGACTACTGTTTTGGTTGGAAAGAACCATTTTGGTAGGAATGTGAGAAGAGCGTTCAAATCTTTAATTGGTCGATGTTGTTCATCCAAGATAGGCATGAGCAGTTGTTTCTCTGTTTCAACATCGTTGAAGAAACCTAATATGGCTGCTGCTGTAGCAGACTCGGCTATCATCTCCGTTGGAATATTAAACCTAATACAGGATTTCTTAGCCTTTTCTGCAGCCGAAGCAAACAGTGCACTGTCTCTCGGTCTCAACCCAACGAATACTCTAACTTCGTCAACAACGCCCTTAGGGACATAGATCTTCTTGTCTTCTGATTGGTAATGGAACAGCACCCAGTTGTACACACTAAATGCTTTAGCTTGTTCGAGTTTCAGTGTGGTAATGACAGTGTACAACGCTGGATCTTTAGCTAGGCCGGCCCTCAAATCATAATTCAGCTGTCCAAAGAACTCTGGCCTCCTCAAAGATTGCAGGAGCCCCATTGTTGGTGGTTTCGTCTTAGTGACTAGTCCTGTCTTAGCTGATTTGATGAGAACAACCCTGGTATCGCCATAACGGTCAATCTGTTCCCAAGCAAAGGCATTTGTACCATCGTCATAGTAACTTGTCATGAACCAATATGCTCCATCACCCATTTCATAGGATTTGCTATCACCAGTTACCTGCATTGTGACCCTCTCTTCATCACGGGTGTAAGTTATCTCACCCTTGCACATGGATCCAACCAATTCATTGTAGTGACGGATCGTTATGATCCCAACGCCATCAGTTGTCCTTTTCAACATGCGAACAATATCTTCGGGTCCCCAATCTTGAGCCCTGTACATGCAAATAAACACGTCTGGTTTTACGCAGGCACAGGTAAACGGGTCGTGCACACAATACTTTGCATCCTTCACATTATCAGCCCAGAATGTACTCACGCAATCAATTGGTTCATCAGGTGGTATACAGCAGTGAACATTGTCATGTTTCCCTTTCTTCATCCTGCCTGGGTTCCCATAGATGTTTAGGATCTCTTTACTATTGAACCTATGCAAAATGCTTTCCTCAGCAATCTGTCTCTCTATGGCTACATAAGGATGGTCTTGCACAGGGGCATGAGGCTTGTCACATACGAACCTATGACTTGGATACATTTGCTCAAATGACTTCATCAAATTATCTGGTAGTGCAAACGTTGTGTGTATGAGGATTCTAGTGTCCTTCTTGTCCTTCTTCTCACGTTCTTGTTTCTCGAGTTTCAACTTTTCGTAATCTTCAAGACGTTTCTCAATCTCACTGAGAGGGAGATTCTCTCCTGACACCTGAATTAAGTCCTGATCTGGTGCCTTGTGAGCATTAGGGTCTGGTTTTACATCAGAACCCCTTGGATTGTTGTTCTGACTCCAGTTGCCCCCACGGTTTCCTCGGCCCCTAGGGTTATTCCCACGGCCACGTGGTCTCCATGATTGATTGTTTTGTTGATTATCCGCCATTTACTAGATGTTTTCACTAGAGGTTTGTATTAATTTACAATTGGCAGTATAAAGTATTTATAACAGTTAATTCTGCTCTACGGGTTGTGTAGATAAAAT